GATTTACCGGAATCCGTCCTCAAGGATGTCTCGCCATATATGCATTATTTGTATAAAATAGAAGACATGATGAAAGTTTAATTATGAAAGTATACATCTCCAATTATCGCAATCACTGGATTTCTCCATACACTGTGTTGGAGAAGGTATTCTTTTGGCGTGAGATTGATTACGATGAACCTCTGATCGACAAACTGTCAAACATTTTGAATCCTGTTAGTATTGGATTGCAAAAGTTTCTAGACTTTGTTCATCCTAGAATTCAATATGTGAAGATCGATCACTACGACACATGGAACATGGACTCCATGTTGTCACCTATCATTCTTCCTATGTTGAAGCAATTGAAAGTAACCAAACATGGTTCAGGTTATATTGATCTAGAAGATGTGCCAGAAAATCTGCGTTACACAAACACAGAAGACTATGATTCACAAGAGACATTTGATTTCTACAAAGATGAATCTACGGAGAAAATTGAATGTGACATTCATACCCGTTATGATTGGGTTCTGAATGAAATGATTTGGGCTTTCGAACAACTGAATGATGAAAATTGGGAAGATCAATATTGGATCAGATCACCAGAGATTGATTTCACCAAACATCCAGAAGATGAAGGTAAAGAAGTTACTCCCGTTCGTTGGAAAGTTCAAGGTCAATGTGACTGGGAAGGTCGCAACAAACACCAAGAACGTATCAACAATGGATTGAGACTGTTTGGTAAGTACTATCAGACACTATGGGATTGATTTATGTTTTCTTTCTTGCATTATATTTCAGCATCACGTAGATTGAAAGAATCCGAGAAGACTATCTATATGATGGGTGGGAGAGAAGAGTGTGATGCCATGATTCTCGCTCAGAATGAAATGATTAAACTTGAAAGAGATTATTACAGAGATGAATCAATAAAACTTGGAATTTATTTGGCTTTGATTTCGTTAGTTGGATTGTTTGTTGTTACATTTTTTATGAAGGTGGTTTATGTTTAATAAATTTTATCAATGGATTGGTGAAAACATTGTGTCTTGGATTGTCACCATTCTGTGTTTTGGTTTACTTGCTATGAGTTTCATTCAAATAAACAAGGCAACTAATACAGTTGAATATAAAGACTTTAAAGATGGTATTCAGAATCACCTTGTTTGGTCTATTAAAGGTGAATGTTTCTTTGTTCGACCACAGACAGAGTTGACAGTACATTTAGTTCGTGTGGCAGATTGTGATAAAAAATAAGGAGAAGTTATGAGTTTGTTTGTTGAAGTTAATTCGTTAGAAAAAGGTTGCCCAGTTATTATTAACTTGGATCATATTGTAGAGATTGCACCTCTGATTGAAGGTGGTTGCGCTCTGTTTATGATTGATAATGCTGGCATGAATTCGAAATCTGCTTTGCGTGTTTCGGATAATTATGATCAGTTCAAGCAATTCGCAATGCAGACTGTAACTGCTGAAGACATTGCTGCACGGTTTCCTAAGACTAAGAAAGAACCTGCACCTATTGCAGACTTGAAGGTGCCTGAACCTAAGATCAATCCAAAGACCAAAGCCGATATTGAAATTCCTAAACTTTGAGATAAATAGATGATAGAGCTTTTTAAACCAACCTTTGATTGGATCAAAGATGACTTTGCCTCTCATCCTTTTCGCTTTTGTGTCGAGCTTCTCGCTTGGGCTATTAGCATTGGTTGCTCTATCACTATGGCAATTACCGTCCCGAACCCTCCTCTTATTACTCTTTATCCAATTTGGATCTTGGGTTGTAGCCTGTACGCTTGGGCTGCTTTTACTCGCAAGAGTTTTGGGATGCTTGCTAACTACCTCTTGTTGACGACAATCGATACGGTTGGTTTGATTAGAATGTTAACGTAATGTCTCCAAGATTAAATCTAGTACTATTATCGTTGTTAGGATCCCACGAACTGGTAATGCAGTGGTGGGAATCCAAGAACAAAGCTTTCGATAACGAAACTCCTAGTGACATGTTTGCCAAAGACCCACAAAGAGTGATACAATATATTAAAGGTCAACTTAATTCCGATTACAGTTAAAATGCCATATATCACCTATTTGATTTACATCATTTTCTGGGAACTACTAATCTTTGGTGGTACAGGTTATGCGGTTTTTGTTTTGGACCATAGTGGCTGGTGGTTTCTACTTGCAGCCTTACTTGGTGGCGCTGCATATAGTCCAAAGAAGTGGATTCACGGGCAAGGATAATGTGGCGACTTTGGGCTAAGGCAATTGGTGAGAAACATGGTAAAACCGACAGTGAATCCGATAAAATCGCTTTCATTCGGACGATTATTGTGTTATCATACCTGATCACAAACTGTTTTATTATTGCAGGCGTTATTCGCCATTGGTGAACCTATGTTTAGAACAACTATTTCTTATATGTTTCCGCAGCATCCAAAAAACAAATTCAAATATTGTTTCGAAATGCGAAACTACGGTGGCAATGAAAGGTCTGAACTGGAAGCCTGGTGTTTGGCTGATTCAGAAAATCGCCGTTGGGGTAACATGGGTTACGTTGAATGTCAAAAAGATGAGGACGCCATCGAATTCATCAATACCTGGGGTATCAATTGGAATCATAAATCAAAGCACGCGGAATCCTTGGACAAACAAATGGTTGCCAAACTAGGCTATAGTCGTGTAGGATTGAACAATGTATAAATCACTTCCAATGAAAACCATTAATAGACCCAATGGTGATCCATATATTTCAATAATTGATGAAGGTGAAACTTTCGCCATTCAATTACATCGTTATGGTCGAGTTGTTGTGCATCTAGATAAAAAAGTTATTCCTGAAATGATTGAACATTTGAAGGAGCTGAAGAATGAACGAACGAATTAAACAACTTGCTGAACAGGCTGGCATTACAACCAATCTTGATACTGATTACTATGAAAAGGATATGAACAAATGGGTTGATTACTTTTCAGAAAAGTTCGCCGAGTTGATTGTTAGGGAATGTATCGGTTGTTGTGAACAAGTTATCAGTGATCCTGTTCCCAAAAATGTTGATACTTGGTTGAATGGTGGTTCTCAATGTATGGCGGAGATTAAAGAACATTTCGGAGTTGAAGAATGAAACAATATTTTGAACAACAGATTCAGGGTGGTGCCACAGACAACTTTTTCTATGGCACAGAGATTGACGGCACAGTGAGGATTGAACGGCACCGTGGTGCTATTGACTCACTGAGATTGACAGGACTGGAGTTTGATAGAATGATGGGATCTACTCCATTCTTTAGACCCTGTGCTTACGATGAGCAGGGCGGTGAACAGGGATGGGCTGAACGATGAGTACTCAAAGAGGTCTATCAATAGAGAGCATTGCAACAGACCCTGCAAGAATGAGAGCCAGATGTGAAGCATTAGTTGCGGCAATGGTGGGTCAAGACCTGGCTGACAAATGGTGGACTAGCTCGAACAAGGCATTTGGTGGCGACACTCCAGAACAGATTTATAGTGTGGCACCCAGTGCTGTGTATGCTTATCTAATGCGAAGTGCAGAAGGAGAATGGTGATGAACGAACAAATTCAAAATCTCAAAGATAAACTTTGGACGGAAGAATATTGGACTAATCCGAATACAGATAAACTTTTGCCAGCACAGTTAAACAGGTTCGCCGAGTTGATTGTGCAGGAATGTATTCAAGTTAGTGGACCAGAGGATTCATACACAGATGAATGGTTCAAGGCAAAGGCAGATTCAGTAGCAAAGATTAAACAACATTTCGGAGTTGAAGAATGAGAACACCTGTTGTATATTCTGCGGACCAAATCAAATGTTGGGATGTTCAATCCGCTGGAAAAAATGGATTATGGACTCAGGCAAGACCCATGTCATGGCCAGGAATAAATCTACGAAAAAGAATAACTGCCGCTTGGATGGTATTCACTGGACAAGCAGATGTGTTGGTTTGGTTAGGAGATGAAGAATGAACATCTTCTATCTTGATCCTGATCCAAAAATCTGTGCTGAACAACACATTAGTAAACATACCTGTAAGATGGTTATCGAATACGCACAGCTCATGTCAACTGCACACCGTGTCCTTGATGGCACAGAATACACCGATCTGACAGCAAATGGTCGTCGCATCAAGCGTTGGCGTATGGATGATCCTTTTATGGAATCTACTCTATACAAGGCATCACACATCAATCATCCATCTGCTATCTGGTGCCGTGAGAACAAACAAAACTATTTGTATTTGCATCGTCTGTGGCATCATTTGCTGCAAGAATACACCTATCGTTATGGTCGTAAACATGAATGTGAGAAGCTTAGTGCTGCACTCTATCTGAGGCCAGAAAATATCAAAGATGGTGAATTCTTTGCGCCAACACCTGCAATGCCACCTGAACTGAAGATCATTGCCGAAAATCCAGTGCCTGGTCGTAAGTATGATTCACTGAAATCGTACCACAACTATTACAACATTTCAAAACGTGGCTTTGCAACATGGCAAGGCAAAGTCAATTCCCGTCCAATTCCTTCTTGGTACAATGTATGAAGTATTATTCTATTTCTTTTCCGGGTGAATTTGGCCAACACGTGGATGAAATTTGGTCTGAAGACCAAATCATAGATTCATATTACAAATATTGGTCAGGTAAGATGATTGAGAATGTACCTAACTGTGATTTGTGTAGAAAAAACTGCATCGAAGATTGGTGCGTAGTACATTGGGCAGTTGAAGTACCTAAACCTGACTGGTTGAATTAAGAATAAAACAACGCATAAATAGAATTATGATTTATACTTTTTTAAACAAAAACACCGGTGACATTGAAGAACATACAATGAGACTTTCTGAGTATGATTCCTTCAAAGAAAACAATCCACATCTCCAACGTTATTTCTCATCTGACAGTATCCCTGGGTTAGGTGATGGAATGCGTATGGACACACCAGGAACAGGCAAGGCAGATTCCACCTTTGAGAAGTACGTCATCAACCGTATTAAAGAAAGTGTGCCTGGAAACACTATCAAATCTGGTCACAAAACTAAGATGCAAAGAGAGTGGTAATGCCTCAAATCCCCGCATTGTTCCTACCCAAGAAATTATCTGAGAAAAAGAAAACTCAGACAAAAGAACCACAAAAGCAAGAAAGAAAGCCTAGTGGTCCCGGTAAAAAAGTTTCTGCATTACTAAAAGGGAGAGTTGATGGTCACAAAGAAAACACCAGCCAGATATATCGAACAACAAGACGAAGAGGGTGTTAATAAAACAAGACACCAACCTGTCACAAACAATTCACTTAGAATAAAATTAGATCATCTCAAGACATTTCAACCTCTGACAGAAAATCAGAAGTTATTCTTTGAGATGTATAAAGGCGGTGCCTACTTCATGGGTCTCTTTGGAAGCCCAGGAGTAGGCAAAACTTTTTTGGCGTTATACAAATCTTTAGAAGAGGTATTAGACAAGACAAATTCATTCAAACAGGTAGTTGTGGTTCGTAGTTTGGTACAGTTGCGTGATGTTGGTTTCTTACCAGGTTCACTAGACGAGAAACAGGAAATCTATGAGTTGCCATATAAAGAAATTTGTCATACACTGTTTGGTAGACCGGATGCATGGGATAGATTAAAAGAACAGGGGCATGCTCGATTCATTTCAACAACTGCGATTCGTGGTATTTCCATTGATGACGCAATCATTATTGTTGATGAGAATCAGAACCTGAACTGGTCTGAAGTGAACACCATTATTACTCGCGTTGGGCATCGTTCGAAGATCATCTTCTCTGGTGACTTCAAACAAACTGACCTAATTAAGACTAATAAGGATCAAACCGCATTTCATAGTTTCTTGGAAGTTGCAAGAAAGATGCCATCGTTTCAGGAGGTTTATTTTACACCTGATGATATTGTTAGAAGTAGTTTAGTCAAGCAGTGGATCGTGGCTTGCGAAGAACTTGGTTATTAAAGAAAGAAGAATATGTTTAATTATTGCCCACCCATGAAGTTGCCTGACCTGAAATCGGAAACTTTTCCAGATGGTAAAAGATATTATGTTACACCGAGTGGTTCTAAACTACCTTCTGTGACTACAGTTGTTGGTGCACAAAAGAAACAGGCAATCATGGAGTGGCGCCGTAGAGTTGGTGAAGATGTTGCAAATAAGATTTCGAGACAGGCAACCTCACGTGGCACCAATGTACATACTCTATGTGAAAAGTATTTAAACAATGAAGAATTGGGTGAAATGATGCCTGATGCTTTTGAAATGTTCAGGTCACTCAAACCTTTATTGAACCGTATTAATAACATTCATTATCAAGAGGTTGCATTGTGGTCTGAACAGTTGGGTTTGGCAGGTCGTGTTGACTGTATCGGTGAATTTGATGGTGTGTTGTCTGTAATCGACTTTAAGACTTCCAAGAAGATTAAAAAACTAGAAGACATTCAAGACTACTTCTGGCAAACCACTGCCTACGCATTAATGTATGAGGAATTGGTTGGGCAACCAATCAATGATCTTGTGATTATCATGGCGGTTCAAGATGAAAAGCCCATTCTTTTTAAACAGAAAACACAAGATCATATTGGTGGATTAGTCAAAGCCATAGATTATTACCATAAAAACTCTTGACAAATAAATAAATAAGAGATATACTACAGTTTATTGCTGTATGAAGCAAAGAGAAA